TGATTTTCTAACTAAAAAAACTAATTATTAAGCAGGAACTCCTACTGGTGTTGGGTCAATTGGTGCAGGCGATGATGCTGCTGTTGGTGTAGCATTTAAAAATAAAGGAGCATCTTCTTCCATTCCTTCGAATGTTAAAGTAAACCCACTTAAATCTCCTGCTGCTGCTCCTGTTACGACAGTTCCACCAGTTACTTCCATCCCGTTTTCCAGACCGCAGAGAAAGCTATTACCGTAGTAATCGACAACGACTGCATATGGTCTTCCTAATGCTAATGTTTGTAATTCTTGTTGTGTCTTAGCATCTAAGAATGTTAGTGTTAAATTTAATGTTTGTGTGTAAAATGTAGTTCCATTTTCTCTGCTACTTGTTACAGTAGTTTCTAAACTAGAATTTCCTTTAATTTCATATTCATACCAAGATGGTGCAGGTGAACCATTAGTAATAGTAAATACTTTTGTACTAGCATCCATCGCTACACTTGCAATAGTTCCAAAGTCTGCAAATAATACAGTTTTGATTCCGCCAAAAGCACTTTTGCAGGGTAATTTTCTTCCTGTCGTTAATGTACAAGCCATAATTTTATATTTTATTTTAAAAAAAAGGGTAAGTAGATAAACCACCTACCCATTTCTTATTGATTAATTAATTTTAAGCGTATTCTACTAAGTCTGAAGCAATTCCAAACTGCACAGCACTTGTGAAACGCATCACCATACGCACATTGTTACTTGCATCGAGGTCTTGCATATCTAAAACCTTCACAACATTCGTGTCGTTTAAGATACCAGTTCCGAAATACAGGTTACTTCTTTGTGCTGCATACATCTTATCGGCTGACATTCCGGGACAAACAAAAAGCTTAACACCATTTACTGTAAGTGAACCATTGTTCCACCATTGAGTACCTTGTGCATTTACACCATTTGCTCCTAATCCATTTGCTGCAAACCCTCCTAACGCCTGAACGTAAAATTTAGCTGCTGCACTTCCAACATATATAAATAAATCTTCTTTACCATATAATGAAGATGGAATAGCATCGACTACTTTCGATAATTCAGCAATAATATTTGCTGCACTTAATCCACCACCAACTGCTGCTACTTGCTGACCTGCTGGAATATCTCCTGCTGCTGCTGAAGCTGCGATTAGTTTTTCAAACCCATCAAATGAGTTATTAGATGCTGCTGCTGTGTCTCCTTGCCATATACAGAACTCTGTATTTTGAGCAACTTCTGCTGCAACGTGTGCAATCATAAAGTCACTAAATTTTGGTGGTAAAGATTGACCTAAACCGAATCCCATAGACTGAGCTTCCCAGTCATTTACGAAGTCATATTTACAGAGTTGTAAATTAACTTGTAGTTCAACTGGCTGTATAATTCTTTCAGTAAGTGTTACTGATGAATTAGGAACAAAGTCACAAGAAGCAGGACTCACTAAAGAACCTGTTGCTAGTTTTTTGATTACTTCCTTAAAGGCGATGTTTGCCTTAACTGTTAAACCACCGTCATCAATTGTTGATGCTGATAATAAAGCAGCGGCGATGTACTCACCTGCAAACTCGCCTGCATACGAAGTTGTGATATTTGTTGCAGTTGCTAATTGTACGTTTTTTAAATTACTCATTTTTCTTTTTTTATTTAATTAATATTATGATTCTGATGCCCAGATTCCAACACCACCGATGATGTACCATTGTGTTAAAGCTACTGCTCTAATTACAACATAATCTCCTTTGTTTGCCGAAGCTTTTGTATTTATCCAATCTTTATTCACAACTCCACTTGCTACTGAATCAGCAGAAGCGTTTGCTATACTACCATTAAAACCATCAGTTGAATGAGGACTTAATGTAATAATATTGTTTCCATCTGCTCCTGTGTTTCTAAATAAGTAAGTCATTCCTAAATTTCCTGAATGAATTTTTGGTAAACTTACCACTAAAGCATCTGTCGCTATATTATGGTCAATACCAGCATCTCCTGCAGGTACAGATACCGATGCAGTTAATGATTTTTGTGAAACTTGATTGCGTTCCACATCGTTTGATAAAAAGTTAAATGTTCCCATATTGATTTATTTGTTTAATTTGTTTAATACTCTTTCAATTGCTGTTGTGTTGAATTTACCTTTTGCAAATTCCATTCTTTTTTTTGTTTTGTTTTCTCCCTCAGGATTATGCTTAATTGGTTTAGAAGCAGCTTCAAATTCTTCTTTTACTGTTCTTGATTTTAAAGGCTTTTCAATTGACATTTCTTCTTCAACTTCATCTTCCATTTTAGATTCTTTGTCTCCTTTCAAATCAGAGATAGCATCTTCTAGGTTTTGGATTTTAACTTCCATTTCTCTAAAAGAATCTTTAGTGACATAGTTTCCTTCATCTGCCATTTTTTTATCTTCTTCTTCATATTCTTCTTCTTCAAGGTCAGAAGTAATTTCTTTTCCTTCTTCATCTTCTTTTGAAGGCACTTCATCCGAGACATCTCTAACATCTCCAATCATTCCTTCTTCTTCAACAACTAAAAGTCTTCCATCTTCGAGCATATACTCACCTACAGGCATTGCTACACGCTCGTCATCTGTAAGAATAAAAATTTCTTTTCCTTTTTCAAAGGATTCAGCACTAACCATAGTGCCATTTTCTAACTTCATATCTTCAAGTTTTACCTCGATATTTAGAAGTGTTTTAATTTGATTTATCATTTCTGTTGATTTCATATTATATATATAACGG